GTACTTGAGCGCATGAATCCCGCTGATCTTGCTAATAATTTACTTACAAACACACCACCTAAATATAAGTACCAGACTGCTCTCGGTGATATCATCATACTACAGCATGGCAATAGGTCAGGTGTACCTTGGACAGGCACACAAAATGATCTAGTCAACGTGAGTAACCACCATATGGCTTATGATGAATACAAAAAGCGTGTGGCTGATCTGCAACGGCAAGGAAAGATATCTATTAATGTGAATGACAAACACCATATCATTCGCGTGTTTGGAGATGATTCCACATTTATCATGACATATGAAGACCCGCCTACTGAAGATGAGGTTCACTTGATGTGTGCTACTTTCGTTGAGAGTTACCAAGCTACTGCAGGATCGCTAGGATTTGCCATTAATGCAAGGAAAGGAATGATAGGTAGATATGGTAGTGAATATCTCAAAAATTCAGCTATATACGGAAACATCAAATCAGTCAACCAAGTGAAGTTTCGTGGATCCGAAAAATCAGCAAGTTACCATTTTGGTGTCTCAGAAAAGGTATCTATGATTAGAGATATAACAGATCTGACCATTACTCGTGGTTGTGATGAAACAAGAAAGTGGAAATATAATCTAATGATGTTACCTGTGGACTTGACTACAAGAGCTGGAGCCTTCAGAATCTACAATTTGTGTTCTGTGATGACTGGTGTTGGGAAGATGTATTTGGGAGGTACTCTCAATAACAAACTCATCACTGCCTATCACGGTATCCCTTACGGTTGGAACTTCGATGATAACCTCATTAAGACTGCTAATTCAATAGGCTCCATCGCAGACTCATCATATGATTCTATTTCCACTAAGATAACCAATCTGCCCGATTTTAAGGATTCTCAGAAAAGGATAACGAAGGATGTGATCACTACAGGTAGATTACCTCAACATCTCAATAGGTATGGTAAGTCTAACATCTTGAGACATATACTAGCCTCAGCAGCCATGGGACCGTTATCACAGATAGAGAAGAATGTGAATGCTTACAATGTTGCTACAGGGATAATGGGCGGAAAGTTAGAAGCACCAACGGTTCTTGAGAGATTGAGGATAGGCTTCAAATACGTAGTCATGTCTGATCTCACTCAAGATGACTACTCGCCTTACTCTTGTCAAGGTCTACAGTATAGAAAGATGCTTGTTCATTGGGGCTTAAATGACTCAAGAATTACTTTTTTCGACCCTAAGAGCAAACTGCAGCACTTATTGGCTAAGAACTCCCAGATTTTACCCATTCACTTCAATATTGAATTTATCTACAGGCTTTACTTACAAGCAGGAACGATGGGATTTCTTCAAGTGATGTCTTATTACCAACTATCAGATCCACTCACTCATGAGATGTTGGCTGCCGTCGTTTCTTTAGAATTACAACTGGGTAATGATAAGTATGCTGTAGACATGGGAGTGTACTCTAGTCAAGCTGGACAGATTCGCATAAATGATGCCTTAATGGACAGCATTATACAACATCGTCGTGGACCAGCTCTACCAATCATTGACCGTACGTTGAACCGTCTTCTATTACATACATACATGCTTATGTTTGGACTGATGGGTAAATCGATCGATAGTACTAAAGTAGATCCTACGCTTAGTTGGCGAGCCATATTAGAATCGGAAGACCAGCATATCGCTCAGCTCTCTGAACTTCTCACAGCCGTGTAGCCGTCTTGTGTTGTAC